GTTGATGCTGTCTTCCAAATTGAATTTACCAAATACTTTGGTCCCTGCAACATGTGCAAGGTCCTTCAATGTTTTCTCATATGTATTTATACCAATTTTTGCAGAAATTTCATAGGAGAAATCTTGGTAGTAGAAACTATCTTGTATTCTTTTCCCGCCGTCATAGTATTCTATGCCGTCTTCCAAGAAACCATTTATATGGGATTCAGTTGAAGTCCACGTACCTTCTGTTATACCCGTACCTCTTGCACCTATTTCACCCCTAGCTGCAATAACACCCTCTGAATCATACAAGTCTTCAATAGAGCCATCCTGATATCCAAAACCTGAATCAACAACATTTACTCCAAGTATTTTACCTTCTGCAAATTCTGTGGTTGTTCTAATATTTGCGTTAAATCCTAATATATTAGATTCGTAATTTCTTGTAACGTCTAGGACTTCATATTCTACATTATTTAAAACAATTGGATAATCTTCTTGGAATCCATAATACGAAAATGAAGTAACATACAATGAAGCAACATAAGGCGAATTGGGATTGTTGTTTACAACTTTATCTCTTATAATACCTTGAATAATTTTACCAGAAGGTAATGTTTGACTGATAATGCTGTTTGTGGTTAATGAAGCTGAATCAAGCCCTAATGCTATTATTTGATCATTTTTTGAGAACCTAGACATCACAGGATCAAACGATAGTGCAAAAACCTCATTAGTGTAATCACGTCCAGGGTTCACGTTTTTGAAAGAAACTATCCTGCCAATTTCAAAAGGTGTCAAGTCAAAAGCATCTTCAAGTGGAGTGTTTATATCAACAGGGTCAGTGTTGCCAGACATTTGTTGCAATGCTGGCGGCACATTGTTGTAGTTCAGTGAATCTAAAGGTACATCTAGGAAATCACTAATAATGTCAGTTATCAGTGATACCTCTTCAACATAAGATAATTCATCAACTTGTACAGATGATTCTATTTCGTTGTTTGCAGCTTCTGTTATAATAGTTCCTGGTGATGATTCATTTTTTTCAGTAACAAATTGGAAATTAATCACATTATTCGTTGAATCTCTTATGATGCTTGCATCTGTAAATTCATCACCTTCTAGTGTTCTTACACCGACAATGTTATTTCTGAGACCTATTACTTCACCCACATTCCCTAAATCATCTTCAAGAACCTCTAGCAAGTCTAAGTCAGGTAGTGCAGTGTTTGCATCAAAAAATAAAATCTGGTTTGATACTAATAATTCAGTGTTTTCTTTTGTATAACCGAAACCACCATCCAAAATTCTATAAGATATTTCACCTGTAAAGCTTGTGGAAACTTCTGTTACAATAAGCTTTCCGCCTCTAGCTTCTGTATCTGCAAATGTTAATATGTCGCCAACACTGTTTCCAGTGGTTGCTTCAAAGAAATCAGTGTCAATATCAACAGTGTCCATAGAACCATGCACACGACCATAATTGAAAAGTTCGTCTCCTGTTCTAGAAATAATAGTATCAAATCCTACGAAGCTTCCCTTTATGTTATTCAAGAAAATAACAGGAACCATATTGCCATTTAGGAACATGAACAATACTTTGTTGGCAGTTGCTTCTGCCCTTGAAATTGTTCCGAATATTTTTCTGCCACCGATATCTCTGTATACACTTGGATCATTGGGGAACATCTGCAAATATGCGACTTGGTTCCAATTAGATTCTGAAACTTTCAGCATTGCCTCAGAAGGATAGTATACTTTTATTTCTTCATTATAAAACAAACGAAAGAATGTTTCTAGACCTTCTTGGGTTCCTTTTCTTCTATAAAAGTCAATGATGTGTTTCACAACAAATCGTGTGTTATCACCATCTATTGGCAATCCGTCCAAAAACTTTTTTGAGAAAAATAATAGCATGGTTTCTAGAGTTGTGTCAATATCTTTATATTCATATAATCTTCTGGATTGATATGTGCTTTGATTTTCGTCTGTTTCTAAAAACTGATAATAAGACTTCAATAAAGATATTAATTCCTTACCATCTTCTTTATAAATGGCAGGGAATTGATCTTCTATCTGATAGGCAAAAAACTTTTCTATTTCCATTATGATGTCTCAGTAAGATTTACGGTTATGTCAGCATCCCTAATAACAAGAATACGACTTTTAGGTGCAGACACATTGACATTTTCTGTGTTTGCGATTATCTTTATAGCAGAACCTGCAAAAGCATTTACAGCAAAATTAGAAAGTCTCACAATCCCGTTAGTATAATCAACAGTACCGATGGACGGGTTCAATACTTGAATGTTTTGAACGTCATCACTGACAACCTGAATATTTCCAAGACCATCATCTTGTAAAAATGAACAAGTTCCGTCAAAATCAAACACTGTGCTTTTTATTGCAGGTTTATATGTTTCAAAATTTGTGGTCCCTCTAAATGGATATGGCTTAATCAATTTAGCATTAAAACTAAATGAGGGGTTTTGTTCTAAGAAAAGGGGTGGTGAATATTCTATTATTGGGTTCACACTCATGCTGCTACTAAGAATTCCGTTATCAACATTGTCAATATCTGTTGTCAATTTGGATACTCTAAGAGTTTTTCCGAAATCGTTCAAATTGGCAGAGTTGTAATTTTGTATGACTTGTCTAATCTCAGATTCTAATTGTTGTGTTGACTTTGTTGTGAAATTTCTTGAATAGCCAACGTTGATAGTTGCAGAAACATAGATATACTCTGGGTTGATGAAGATAGGCTGTATTGTCAATGGACTTTTGTCGCCAATGTATCTCTCAAAATCACTCTTAACAGCTTCTGAAATCAACGCATTGCCTTGAAGGTTTACTGAAATTGCAACCTTACCGTATCTAGGAGGATCAAGTTCATCACCACCATAAACGGAAATTGATTGAATTTGTGGAAACCTTTGTTTCAAAAGAACTTCATAGTCACTTGACGTAATAGCTCTTTCTTGTATCTGTATTGATTTAGGGGCAAAGTATCTAATGCTTTCTAAGCTTTCTCTATCTGCCCCACCACTAGCAGGTGAAATAGTTTCTACTCTTGCGTTAGCAACAAATGAAGTTGAGAAAGATGATGCACCGTTTGGAGCACTCCCACTACATACTCGGTAATCTATGAATATTTTATCAGTAAACGATGGCTGTCTTCCATGTATATTTCTACCAAATGTGACAACGTATTTGTCATCAAAATGAGGCTCAATATAAAAAACAGCATCATCAGGAAGAACCCCAAATATATCTTTCTTGTATTGATATTCTTGAAAAATTTCTGGTGATGTGGTTACAGATAAAACATCTGCAAATTCATCACCAACAAAAACTCTTACACTGTTAATATCGACAGTTTCGTTCGTGATGATACACTTCAATTCATTTTCAGAAAGATAATATCCTTCTCTTTGAATATCTGGTATAATAGCGCCTTCGTATATATCAATACCAATTTCAGCGCCTGTTGAATCATATTCAGTTGCGATATATGTATTTACACCATTATCATTTGAGGTTGTTCTTCTTGCAACATAAGACTGTGATGTGACGAAACTATAATTATCGCCTTGGTAATTAGTTCTAAAAGTAGCACCTCTTGGTATCAATACATTGACACTTGTTTCTTCTAGAGAAAAGGTTACTCTAACTGATGCCTTCGCTGATACAGATGATCTTGGCAGATAGTTCAATTCCTTCGCATGTGATATTATGGAATCTCTTTTCTGTGCAGAATCAAGAAACATCTCTGAGAAAGTCATATTAGTATAGTAATTGTTCAAAAAAGTGTTGTACGCCAAAACATCTAACAAGACATTCATGTTAGAACCTTCAAAGTCATAGTCTCTGAATTGAGTTTGGTTTCTTAGGAAACTTTTGAACTGATCTTTCGCTGCAAAAAAATCTAATTCTGTGATTGGTTTATTAGCCATTTATCTTACTCTTTCTAAAAATATGTTTACTGAAACAGGTGTTTCGCTATTTCTCATATAGAAAATTATCTTGACCTCAATTGTGTTACTATCTAATGATGATGTCACTTCTACGTCTATCAATTCTACCCTTGGCTCAAATGATTGTATAGTTGCTTTGATTCTTTCCTGAACAATCTTTATGGTAGCAGGTGTATTATTTTCAAATAAAGTTGCTCTAATATCGCCACCGACATTAGGCTGGAATAATCTTTCACCCCTATCTGTCAAAATCAAATTCTTAATAGACTCCTTAATAGCTTCTTCGTCTCTTTTAAGTGCAAGATCATTTGACAAAGGATTTAATGATAAATCTTTGTGAAAATCTGCATAAAAGTTTCGCTTTTTGGCGACTGGTGAAATAAATTTTACTACCATTTTTTACCCGTTCCATGTCCTTCTTGGTCCTAAATCAACATGCACAAATCTTGTTCCGTATCGGCCTATTCCTAAGAAACCTTCTTCATATGCTATATTTATAAACTCTTCTCTGTTTTGAGTTGTCATACCGTTCCACGAAACGTCAATAGCTTGACCGCCCATGTGTTTACTTCTACTCGCACCACCAATGCTTCTATTATACGCTGGGCTTCTATAACCACTATTAACTTGTAATTGCCTTCCAAATCTTTCCTGTACTCTCATTAAGTAGACTCTTGCTTTAGG